GCGTGTCAGGCTTCTCTGGTATTGCCTCAAGCCGTTTCAACATTGATGGAGGTGCAAAGCCTGCCACATTGGTCGGGGCCGTTGACATTTATGTCAGTGATTTCGGCAATGTGCAAGTGATTGCAAACCGCTTCCAACGTGAGCGCGATGCGTTTGTGCTTGACCCTGACTACGCTAAGATGGTTGTGCTGCGCCCTTACCAGCTAATCGAATTGGCGAAGACGGGCGATGCCGACAAACGACTTTTGATCGTTGAGTACGGGTTGAAAATTTTGGCAGAAAATGCCCATGGTCTGGCAGCAGACTTGGTTACTTCTTAATAGTAAACAATGGAAAGGGCCGAGGAAACTTGGCCCTTTTTTTAAAATGATTCACAAAAGACTATTTAGCGAAAACAAAGATCAAGGCATCACACGCTACTGGCATGAGAATGCCGAAACTGGCGATGTGACCATTGAGACCGAACAAGATGTGACTGCCGTTATCGAGGCCAATAAGGCGCTCTATAACGCCACAGACGAAAAGGCCAACTGGAATGGTGAATGGCACTTGGTGGCATCCATCCCCGAAGCGCTTTTTTACAAGATGAAGGCCGAGGGCAAGATCGATGACCAGGAGTATATGAAGCGCTGGCTCAACGATTCTGACAATCAATTCTTTAGAACACGACCTGGGAAAGTATGAACTACATTGCAGTCTGCACGCCAGCACGGGACATGGTCCACACCATGTACAGCTACGACTTGGTGAATATGGTCGCGTATCACACGATCAACACCGAAGACGCTGTAAGCCTCAAGATCAGCCAAGGCACTCTCATTGCCAATCAGAGGGCGGAGCTGTCACTTGACGCAATGCAAGAGGGCTGCACCCACATTCTTTTCATTGACTCCGATATGCGGTTTCCACAAGACATGATCGGGCGGCTTATCAAGCATGACCTAGATATTGTGGCCACCAACTGTGCCAGACGCAGAATGCCCACTGGACCGACAGCGCAGCTCTACAAAGAGAATGGCGAGAGGGAACTGGTCTGGACCATGCCAGAGTCCACCGGCCTGCAAGAGGTAGGGTCTGTGGGGATGGGTGTCATGCTGATCAAGGCCAATGTTTTTGAGGCGCTGGCCGAGCCTTGGTTTGAAACACCTTGGCGACATGATAAAAGAGGCTACATTGGTGAGGATGTTTATTTTTGCCAAAAAGCAGCGGCTGCTGGCTTTAAAATATGGATTGACCACGATGTCTCCAAAGAGATTGGACACATTGGGACTTTTGAATTCAAGCACGACCACACCTGGGTGATGAAAGAAATAAAGGCAGTCTAATGGCACTAACAACCTACGCAGAACTGAAGACATCCATTGGTGACTGGCTTAATCGGTCGGACCTGACTTCTGTCATTCCTGACTTTATCTCTCTGGCCGAGGCACAAGTGGAACGTACACTGCGCACCAGGCAGATGATCGTCAGGGCCAATGCGTCTTTTGATGCGCAATATGGCGCTGTGCCTGCTGACTTTTTGGAGACTAAGTCTTTAAAGCTCACAAGCACAAACCCACAAACCCCATTGTCATTTTTGAGCATTGATGCCTTGGACAATGAGTCGGCCAATTACACGGCCAGTGGCAAGCCCAGATTCTTTGGCGTGGTCGGTGGCCAATTCAGAATTGTCCCGACACCAGATGCCACTTACACGACCGAGTTGACCTATTACGCGAAGTTGTCAAAGTTATCAACTAGCAACACGACAAACTGGCTTTTGACATCAAACCCCGATATTTATCTGTATGGTGCATTGCTCCAGGCTGCGCCATACTTGCAAGATGATGCGAGAATCCAGACATGGGCAACGCTGTATGAGCGAGCCTTAAATGACGCGCAAACTGCCGATGATCGCAGTGCATCTTCTGGTGGTGCATTGCTGACCCGTGCTAAATCTTTTGGATAAGGACTAGACCATGTCATCTTTTAGCGATTACACAGAAAACCTAGTTTTAACGTATTTGTTCACTACTGGTGCAGTAACACGCCCCACAGCCTGGTATGTTGGCCTATTCACGGCTGCACCCAGTGATACTGGTGGCGGCACTGAAGTGTCTGGCAGCGGCTATGCTCGCGTGGTCACTGGTACGATCTCAGGCTCTGGCACGGCCACAACATTTAGCAATGCAGCGGCCATCGAGTTTGCAGCAGCCTCCGGTGGAAACTGGGGATCAATTGGCTGGGCCGGCATCTTTGATGCATCTACTGGCGGCAATTTATTAGCCTGGGCGCCATTGACCACAGCTCGCACCATCAATGATGGCGATGTGTTCCGCATCCCAGCGACAAGTCTGACCATCACATTGACATGACATGGCGGCTTATGGCTCTGGCCCATATGGACAAGGGAAGTATTCCTATGGCGTAAGCCTTGGGGCTTTAGCCATTGTCGATGCCAGCACCATGACGCTGGCGGCAAAGCGCGTCTGCATAGGCGCGTTTTCTGTTTCTGATGCCAGCACAGTCACTGTCGCGGCCAGAACTGTCAAGGTTGCATCCTTTGCAATAAACGCAACAAGCACAGTCACAGTGGCGGCTAAACGGGTTGCCATTGGTGCAGCAGCTGTCGCAAGCACAAGCGCCATGACGGCTGCGGCCATCAGGGTGGCCAGAGGTGCTGCAAGTATCACAAGCGCCAGCACAATGGCCGTGGCTGCCAAGCGAGTGGCCATTGGGGCCTTTGCCACAAATGATGCCAGCACTTTGGTAGTCAATGGGGTAAGGGTCGCATTTGCTTCCATGACTGTGGCCGATGCCTCGGTCATTGTCATTGGCTCTCAGGTCTTGGCCAATGCTGGAGTGCCGATTGTTGCTTCTAGCAGCATGACCATTGATGGCCAGAGAAAGCAAAACGCTGCCATCAGTTTCACTTGCCAGTCATCCATGACGATTGCTGGCAATCTAAAATGGGTGGCAGAGTCTGATACGGCAGAAACTTGGAATGCAATTTCTGATAATTTAGAGACTTGGACACCGATCACAGACACATCAGAAACATGGGATGCAATTGCAGATAGCAGTGAAACTTGGACTGCAATTGCGGATAATAGCGAAACATGGCAAATAGCCGCATAGGAGCATTTAATGGCAGATTCCACTACCACAAATTTATTACTGACCAAACCAGAAGTTGGAGCCTCAACAGATTCTTGGGGAACAAAGATCAATACAGATTTGGACAGCATTGACGCATTATTTGACACCGGCCCAGTGCTAAAGGTCGCAAAGGGTGGATCAGGCGCTGCCACATTGACCGGCATCTTGAAGGGCAATGGCACAAGCGCATTCACAGCTGTCACAGCGCCAAGCGGCACGATTGTCGGCACGACTGACACCCAGACACTGACCAATAAAACCCTGACTTTCCCTGCAATTGATAATCCTCAATTGGGTTACACAACAACTGCAACTGCTGCGGGAACTACGACTCTTACAGTCACAAGCAATCACCAGCAATTCTTTACTGGTACAACAACCCAGACGATTGTTCTACCTGTTACAAGCACTTTGGCTTTAGGCATGAGTTACTCCATTGAGAATAATTCAACTGGTATTTTGACAGTTCAGTCTAGTGGTTTAAACTCAATAACAACAATCCCTGCTGGCGTGACAACTCTTTTCACTTGCATTTTGACAAGTGGAACAACTGCTGCATCTTGGGACTATGACCAAGTTGGCTTTGCAACAATTACAGGAACTGGCTCTGCTGTTTTAGGCACTGCACCAACGATTGCATCTGCTAATCTGACAACTGCATTGACCTTAACTGGTGCTGCTGGCACAAGTGGTCAGGTATTAACTTCTGGCGGCTCTGGTGCTGCACCTACATGGACAACTGCATCAGGCGGCTCAAGCCAATGGACAACTACTGGTTCTGATATTTACTACACAACTGGTAGTGTCGGTATTGGTACAAGCACAATTACAAATCCATTGACTGTATCAAAAGCATCTACAGCAGTTTTAGGTGTTTTTAGTGGTGACAATGCAGTTTCTGGAATTCAAATACTTAATACAGGAACAAGTGGTGCAAACATTCAATTGTATGCAAGTAACTCGTCATGGAGTGGAACGACAAATGCGTTTATTGTTCGCAACGCTGCGGCTGGAAGAGAAATCCTTTCTATAAATTCAAGCGACAACGCAAAATTTAATGGAACAATTGGTGTTGGTACAACTCCAGCATCAACTGGTGCAGGCATCACATTCCCCGCAACTCAATCAGCATCATCAAACGCTAATACGCTAGATGACTATGAAGAAGGTACTTGGACTCCTAGTATTGGTGGAACTGCTACATATACCTCTCAAGATGGGCAATATGTAAAAATTGGAAGGCTTGTTTATGCAACTTTTGACTTAACTATTCTTTTAAGAGGAACAGGGTCACAGTCTGCTATTTCTGGGTTGCCATTTACTTCTGGTGGAGTTTCCACTGGTATGTCTGGCTCAGTTGGTTATTGGAGTGGTTTTGCTACTGCTATTTCTGCTCTTTTCTTGCGAGTTGACACTAGCACAACAACTATTTCAACAGCGGTAACTACTGCAAATCAAACTGACGCAACAGCCGCCCCAACTATTTTTGGTAATACTTCAAGGCTTCTTGGTACTGCAATATATTACGCAAATGCTTAAATAAAGGAAATCATCATGTCACTTACTAAAACTACTGCAATAGACCAAATTACTGTTGAAGAAAACGGAATCGTTCTCTATCGTGAAGCTACACGCATCATGGAAGATGGCAACCAAATCAGCCAAACCTACCATCGTTCAAGCCTCACACCAGCACAAGACCTGACAAACGTTCCCGCTAATGTTGTTGCTATCTGCAATACAGTCTGGACAGAAGCGGTGAT